CCCCACTCACGGTCCCAAAACCCTTCGAATTCCGAAAGCGACAGAGGTTATCAACCCCCGCTACCTTCAGGAAACTCTTAGAGTTAAGGAGAGATCAATTAGAACTCTCGAGACCAATCCAATCCGCCCTCGATTTAACGAGAAAACGAATCAAAGACATGTGCGGACTCAAATGTAAAAGAATGAAGAAGAAAGCCCACAGACATCTAAAAGCACTTGAAATTGTCTACTCAGTGGTACTCGACTCTATCGGAAGACCGACTTCTATCCCTACTAGATGGGCCTCCTGTGTAGCTAAGAAACGAGCGTCCAAGCGACTGTTTGCGATCAAGCAAGCAATCTACTGGACAACTCGGGCAGTCACAGAAGGAACCCAGAGGCTAGCTCTCCTACTACGAGCAGTCTCTTTAGGTGTTTCCCCCATAAACGCAAGCACGACCGAAGACGAACGCCAATTTGTGCGTGCGATTCAACATCGCAGAACACACCAACTATTCATCAATAGTGGTATCGGACGTTGCTTCGAACCCTTGCGCTCTAAGACTCAGGACAGTAACTTAGAAAAGGAGGAGATCCAAAAGGCGCGAGCTAGATGGGAAGGCGACTTATCCGGAGAACCGTCTCAGGAAGTCCTGGATGAGATACGTCTGTACACAAGCACTCTCCTGAAAGGATGTGAGTGGAGCTCTCCGCTACCACTCCCCCAGGAACGTGTTGCTCTAGAGCGTATCCCATTAGACTTGACCGAGAAATTCATACGGTCCGGGTCTAAACGACACCCCCAAATACCGAAGATCAGTGCCATGAAGCACCACGGCGAATCGCTTAACAGTGACCTTACACAATCGATTGCTATCATTAATCAAATGTATAAGCCCACTGACGCCGGTGCCCACGAGCGCCTGATGGTGCAAGCAGGCTGGACTACCTACGACCCTGAGGGGTCTGGACCTAAAACATACGCCCAAGTGGTCGGGAAACCGGTATACAAACCGACTATCCAAGACCAAAGGGCGATATGGGAGGCCCAAATGGGTAGCCTTCACGGTTCAGTGACTTCAGCTATGCAAGCGCCTACCCTGAAACCTCTAATCGTAGCGGAGCCCGGTGGTAAAATTCGCGTCGCGACAATTCACCACTACGATCTCACACTACTTTCAAGGCATCTTGTGGGTAACCTCCTCTCGACCCTCCGACGAGTCAAACCATTCCGTGCGATGCTCACTGGGAGAGAGCCAGTTATTACGCGTGTCGCCACTGACAATAAACAAATGCTATGCGTCAGTGGCGATCTCGCAAAAGGGACAGACTTCATCTACCACTCAGTCGGACAAGCCGTCATGCGAGGCATCCTCGACACGTTCCATCTAGACAAACCCGGAATCGGCGCAGCCGCCCTACGTTTAGTAGGTCGAATGTACGATTCTGAGATGAAAAGCTGGACGCGCCGAGGCCTCCACATGGGACTTGGCACGAGCTGGTCGATTATGTCTATCCTTAATTTGTGGGCAACAGAGCCTAACCCTCACAAGGCTAAGCGAGCTGCTGACATCATAATCCACGGCGACGATCTAGCCGCGTATATGAAACCACAAGAATACTGGCGCTACCAACAGAGATTATCTATGACCGGTATGCAGGTAAATACAGACAAAACCTTCATCCCTGATGCAAGAGGGAAAGCAGGTTTCGTCTTCTGCGAGTTACACGGTAAGAACTCCGTCAAGGAGAGCTTAGTTCAAACGATCTATCAAACTAAGTTCACCAAGAGGAGCAGCCTCAGGGAGCTAACTGGGCAAAGAGCATCCTATACATTTGAGTCCGAAGTCGGTACATTCGGTGGGAAGAAACTACCAGCCTCCATGTTTGCAGCATACAACGTAACCGAACGTGCGGCCCGACAGTTCCGGGGCCACATGAAACGGCTACAAGGCATCTATATCTCTAAGAAAACGGTCTTCAATCAAGACGAAGTCCGGATCTTACAGAATAGACTAACTGCAAATGAGGCACTTAACAGAATGGTAGTTAGTCAACCCATCGGGCGACCCGACAAAGCAGACAATGATGCAGTGACATTCGTGAAAGAATTAGAGCTCGTCAAGGCGAAACTAGCTGAGACACTTACGTTGGAGAGCCCCATGGTTGGGTCTAACCCGACAATCACCCTCGTAGAAGCACGAGAGATGTTGGCAGTCCACGCCAACCGGTCATTCCAGCATAGGTTCAATCGCCCCTTGAAGAGAAGCCCAATCACGGCGACCGCCCTTAAAGGGTACTGTAAGAGAGTTAGGGTGGCTAGAACCCTTGATGAACTCAATGAGTTCTTACAAGAGTATCCAATGCCCTTTGGCTCTCACGGTCGTCTTCGTCACCTCACCTCATGGCCTAATGAATCGTTAAGCCTAAGGATTGGATCGTGGATATCACGACACCATCTAAATGAAAGGATACCAGTTGCCCTTATGCTCGACCTATTAGAATCTCTGAAGGTACCACCCCTCGAGAGCATCAACACGGTCAAGCCATACCACTTTTCGACAATTGACGGCCAACCGCCAGTTTCTTCCTCCGGGTCTTTCGAATTAAGCCATAAGGCCCCATCAACGGTTGATTCTGGTGAAGTTAGCCGTGGCGCTGGTATTACTTTACCTCCGCGTGCCACCAAATGACACGGG